AGCGGCAAAGTGAAGGCCTACGCCAAAACAAACCTTGGCCCGCGCATCCCGTTGTTCATGGGCGGCCCCGATGACGACTCACCGGGCCTGCTCAGCAAGCTGGGTATTCGTGGCGGCGTTGTCGTTACCGATGGCGACGGCAAAACCCTGTACACCATTGGCGACCCGGCCAAAACGGACCCGTTGCGCTCCCTGGTGTTCTGGCTGCTGCTGGCCCTGGTGGCCGTCCTGCTGCTGCGGGGTGCCTTGGCTTGACCTGCCTGAAAATGCGACACACCAAAAAAGCCCGCTTAGCCGCGGGCTTTTTTACGGCCGTAGCTGGTGAGCCGTAGAGGTGCCGAGCTGGGCGCCCCCATAATCTGCTTGTATTCCCGTAGCTGCTGGAAAGTCACCCACGAGCTGCGCAGCTGCTGCGGGGTCCAGGTTTCCCCGGTTTCCACGTTTTCAATCATCTGTTCATGGATGCGGAACGCTGACCAGGCGCCCCAGGGCAGCACCCCGAATACCCGGATCTGTAGTAGCTGTTCGCTGGCTCTGTCCATGCGGTAACCGGCCGCCCAGCGTTGCGCGGTTCGCAAGTGTCTGCCGGTCGTCATGGCTGCCCAGCGGGGTGACACATTGACTTGCCGTCGCGGGGCAAAAAATGGCCACGCTTCTAGAATTATTATTCATTACACACTGCCCAGATGTAAAAAATCGGTATAAAAAGCGGCGCAGATTGGCGCTCTCTGGCCGCGCCGTGAAGTGGGTTCTTGACGTGTGGTGTGTAATCTGTTCTAGGTGGTGTCCCGCCATCCTTGGCAGTACGCATAATGTATATTATGTCAAATAGAACAATTCCCGGGAAATGTGACAAAGTGGCGTTTTAGCCTTGATGGATAGTACGAATGCAGTTCAGGGAAGCCGCCATAGGCCTTGGCATCGACAAGCTACAGCAAATCACACAGCTACACCCCGCAACCCTCAGAAAATACCTTAGAACCAACAACGCACCCTCTCACGTGATCCGCCTGATTGCCGTTTACGGCAACGGGCACCTGCCTTCTACTGATGCTCGATGGTCGGGATGGAGGCTGCACAATAATGCCCTGGCTGATCCCGATGGGAACGAATACCAGCCGGGAGAGATACGATCATTGTGGGCTGTCAGGCAGTTGCGTGCAGAACTCGAAAGGCTCAAGGCGTCGCCCGTTCAATTCCTGCTGGATGTCTGACCGATCTGTGCTTATCACCTGATGCTGTGTATGTCGGTCGCTCCGCTCGCGACACACACAGAATCAGGTGCTGACGTCACCGACTGGTATCAGTGTTTGCTGAGGCTTGTCTGGCTGCCGGCATGTTACGGGCCGGGTTCCGCCGTTGATCGACAGCAACACCAGACAATGATTTACGGGCTTAATGGTGTAATTCATTGCTTGCAGGTCAGACAGCGCCACCTGTGCAAATTCCTTACGCGTCTCCATCGTGAACTCGTAGTCATAGCTACCGTTTCCGCCATTGCTCCAGATTATGTACACATCGTATTGCTTCAAGGGATCGGAGAACCTTGGAGCGGGCGGCGGGCCTGCTGGTCGAACCTTTGAATCTGTGGGTGTTGATGGCAACGCCTGCTGTGCTGGCGCTGAATCGGTTACATCGTCGCCCATGCCGTAGGCGCTCATTAGGGTGCCAGAGCCCCAGTAAATAAAGACTAAGGCCGGGAGGATGAAAACAGCCAGCCACACCGCCTTGCGCCTTGAAAACATGGACGAACGCTTGTCTAGATTCTGCTCGATGCCTGCACCGGCTTTTGACATTGTATGGCTGACATACAAGTCAAAGGTGGCATTTTTGTAGCGGTAGACCTGATCAGACATCCGCTTTTTAAGGGGTGGATTCTGGCCAGTAACCGCACCCTCGTAAACGTCGACGCGGAAGGTTTTATCCATGCCCAGCTTACGCAGCTTAACGCTACGGTACGTGAAATCGACCAAGGCGCGAACAAAGCTGGCCAACTGGGACAGGTCCTGAGTAACAAGAACCACCTCTGTGGTATAGCCCTCATCCCCCACCATGTGACCGTGCATGGTCAGAAATTCCTGATGATTCTCATCAGCATTATTTGCCTTTAGGCCTGCTGGCCACACCCGCCAACATTCGTCCAGGACAAGAACGGCACCAGCGGGAAAAACGTCATGGAACCAGCGCGGGTTATCTTTTATCTCTTGTACATCGAAGTTAACAGGAGCCTTGCCGTGACGCTCCATCCAAGCTTCTTCATTGACAGGGATATTTGTCCATACCTCCCTTCCCTTCTTAATCGCTGGCTCGATGACATTCTCAATGACGCCGTAGCTTTTGCCACTTCTGGGGAGGCCCGTGTAAGCGATAATCGACATGCTATTAGCCTATGATCGGGATTCGACGAATCAGGAAGCGAACGCCGTATGCGCTAGCAATAATGGTTAATCCGGTTTGGATCTCAAAAAATGACATCCAAAAGACGACAGAATCCGGCAGGGATAAGCCAGCTATGTTTTGAACCCAGCCGGGCATCTGGATGGATTCAAGGACACCGGCTACACCGGAGAGAACGCCCTCAAACATCCATAATAGGAAGTCGGCAAAGGCCTGAAAAACCCAGTCTGTCCAGCAGCCGACATCAAATAGCGTACATTCACCTGATTGCTCATCTGACATATATAACCCCTACGCCGAAGCGATTACACGAATGCCCATAACTGCGAAAAAGCAGAGCATAATGGCCGAGATATAGGCCCTGATGTCGCTAGCTATTTCACATTGGATACTGGTTGATACAGTGCCCCACTTCATCGAACTTAGGTCAATGACGAGTGGCGCGCAGCTCCCCCCCTGGGGGATGATGCTGCCCATAGAATTGATGGCGGAGACAGGCGGACTTGCCTTTATTCGTGCCCATTGGGCAGCCACACACTGCTCCGCCGTTTCGCAGTCTTCGGAAGGGGCAACACCGGTGCCCATTTGGAAAGGGCAGTCACCGCCTTCGCAGCAGTCGTCGCCTTCGCATTCTTCCTGCTCCTCGCCCTCGCCTTCACCATCACCCGTTCCGTCGCCTTCTCCGTCTCCATCACCTGTTCCGGTTCCGTCACCTTCGCCGTCGCCCTCGCCGTCACCGCCGCCGGGATCTGATCCATCATTAGGGTCGTCATAGTTGCCGTTGTCCTCGCCACAAAAGTTGTTACCGCTTGGGCCGCCGGTCAGGTCGCAGGGTTCGCCACCGTCGTCATCAGGTGGTACATAGTCCGGTGAGGTGTTATCGCAGTACTGATTGCCCGAGGTGCCGCCAGACTCGTTACAAGCGTCATCTGGTGGCACAGAATCGTCATTGCTGCAAAGCTGGCCGTTGGTGGTGGCATTGCCCTGCCCTGTTCCGCCGCCGTAAATCCAAGAGTTGTCTGACCAGCCGGTGTACATGCAGTCGTCATAGCAGCCAGTCCCGCTTGAGTTGCCTACGGCTATGAAGCTGATGTCTCCATCATTGAGGGAGCACTCAGGAGGCGGGGGTGGTTCGCCGTAGTAGCATAGATTCGAGTCCCAGCCGTTTAGCGGGTAGCTGGTGCCGTTCTGGTCAATAGCTGGCAAACAGTAGTAATAGCGCCAATACACCGAGGGGTCAGAGCCGCCAGCCGCGCCCGTCTGCTCGTAGTGAACCTCTGTTTTGCTTGGATCAGCAGAGGATGGCGGGCAATTGTTTGAGCCGTATACGTTCGGATTCGAACAGCTAAGCTTCTGAATTGGCTGCGTTGAGTAGTATTCTGCTGGTGCAGCAGCGTCGGCGTTAGAGGCAATAGAAAGCAGAATAGCCCAACCAAAAGCGAGAAGAAGAACCCTTAAGAGACTGACACACATCAGTAAAGCCTCCCAAGCGTACACTGGAATATACCTATTCCGGCACAGAAGAAAGCGAAGTAATAGAGCTGTTCCATTGTTTTCTCCCTACAAAAAAGGGGCCGAAGCCCCTTCTCTTGCTTGAGCCTGATTAGGCGCCCCGGAGGGCACCCAGCAGGATTTTCACACCCCGGAAGGCGACGTAGGCGACGGCAAGAGCACCACCAACAACACCAATGCCAGTTACAACAGCGGCAAAATCTACCGCGCCAGTGATTGCAGTTACGGCTGCAGCGTCCATGTGTTTCTCCTTAACGAATCATCTTCAAAAGTAAGACAGCGCCATGTGCCGCTGCCCAGATTGGAAGGCAGACAAAAAAGCCTGCCCCGATTGCGCCAGCGATCAACACAGGGTCGAGCGTTGACGGATCAAACGATTGGGTAGACGCATAGAGCGCTATGTCCCAACCGCTCGAACACTGCAATGCACCTGACATGTCCAGGGTTATATTTCCTTCGCATACGGGCACATTCATAATTAGCTACTTATCTACTTAAAGTTTTTCGGAAGGCCGTCATCGGCCAAGAACCAGTTGAGGCCAGCATTGCCATTGCGACCGGCCCACGGGAAAGCCAGAACAGGGACGAAAATTTCGTTGCCCTTGAGCTTTTCGTAGTGAGCAGCAACGCCCTCAGGAATCTGTTTTTTGGTGATCTGGATGTCATAGCTCACCGATTCGCCGTCATAACCGTTCGTTTTGGGGACGGACACACCCACGAACATCTTGGTGCGAACCTCGCCAGTGTTGCGGTCAGTGTTGTCTACGGACTTAACACCCATGATGGTGCCCTTCAAAAGAAACATGGTTCTTCTCCTAGCTCCCTCTGGAGCAAATGGTTATCAGCAGCCCAGCGGAGGCGCTCAGGAACGCCGGACTTATATATTTCATGGAACATTTCTTCCTTGCTTTTTCCGAGTTGAAGCGCCCCGAAATGCAGTAACTTGCCGTACTGGATGCGCGCAGAGGCAACCAGCTTTTGATAGGTGATTTTGAGCTTTTCCCGGCCTGTGCTGATCTTCTGGATAATGTCGGAAACCCAGCTCATGGCCGGGTAGGAACCGGCGAGGAATTCTTGCGGGGAAACCAGCACATCAAAGGGAATTTCACGGTCACGGTTATGGAGTTCAAGCTCCCAGCGAACCCATGCCGACGCTACGTCACCAAGCTGACGGCCCTTTTCGTAAACGCGGAGGATTTTGCCGTTTGCACGGTTTCCGATATAAAGCGTCTTGCCCTTGCCAGAATCGAAGTCATCGACATAGGACGCCTTAGGGGGGCGGCCACGGCCTGTGAATGCCCCGTCTTTGTAGAGCTGGATAGCATGGGCAACGTCGCGGGAACCGGCGTGATCGTCGTAAGCAAGGTCAGCGCGGGTAATGCGGCAGTCCATTGATACCTGGCTGATCTTTTTATGGACACGGGACCAGTCAGGGACACGGCAGCAGCCATCACCATCAACATAAAGCTGGAAGCGCTGTTCCACGATGCGGTGACCGCCGTAGCCATCAGGCACACGGTTATTGCCGCCAAAAGCGATAAAGCCACCGTCAAAGGTGCAACCGGCGTCGAAGAAGTTGCGCCCCGCCCTCACCTTTTCATCCACGGTGAAGACATTGCGGCCAAAAACGTCATCCATGAACAACTGGAAGGCCTCAACAATTTCCTCATCGCTGGCCGTCCAACGCAAAGAGTCGTCGTTGGAACGGTCATGTCCAATCAGCGATAGAGGAAAAGAAAAAGAGACGGTATCCACAATCACCGGGGGAAGGTCTGAAGTACTTTCACCCCGTATTACTGAGGGGGTGAATTCAGGAGCTTGAGAGCCTGTTTTCATTTTTGCCCCTGATTTTTCAAGTAACGACGCGCAGCCTTGACACCATCACGAGACAGGTCAGCCATAAATTCAGCGTTCGGGATAAAGTGGGTTCGGGCTGCGCCCTTCTCTGCCAGATGCGGCAAGCCGCAGTCAGTGAGGATTGAGCCAGCACGGCGGAACTTGGCAATCCGGTATGCCATCACATGGGAATCATGGAGGCAGTCACCGGCATATTGCTTATCCAGCCAGTACACGCCGGGCTCAGATGCTGGCTTAAACGGAGCGTTATAAGGGTTTAATTTGACAACAAGCCTTGTCATTGCCCTGCCCCTTTTGAAAACCGGTTTTTCATGGCGCGAGGAAAGGGTGTAGCCGCGTTGAGCGAGTCACCCGCAGAGAACCGATTAAGGAAGCGTTGAGAACTGGTGGTATGGGGGCCAGCAGATTTATGAGGGAGCCGGGGACACGGTATCGTCGGTGCAACGCTATCGCCCTGGCTAACGCTTGAGTGCCGACTGTTATGCCCTTCGGGCATGGGGGTGTGGAGCTTCTTCATGCTGGACACCCCGCAGAAACGCTAGCCATGTCAACGAGGTAGTCCAGATAGATGTCAGCGCCGACAAGTGCGAGGACGATGAACACAAAAAGCGCAGCCCCTGCAAAAATGCCCATCTCAATAAGCGCTTCGCGCTGGTCCTTTGTCATATCCCCCACCCTGGCGTTCAATCACGCTGAACGTGTTCTAACGGATTGAACATTGAGCATGGGGCGCATGTCAAGCACAATTGAACAAAATCATGGAGACTAGTCATGACACCGTACGAAATGATCTGCGAGTACAAACGCATCAAAGGGATAAAAAGCGATAACGCCGTAGCCAAAGAACTTGGCGTCACAAGGTCAGCAATTTCCATGATTAAGAGCGGTGGCGGATTCAGCGTGGAAACCGCGTGGAAGGTCTCCGAGACGCTTTCGCTTGACCCGGCAGAAGTAATAGCTACATGCGAACTTGCGAACGCTAAACGCTCAGGCGATGAGGGGAAAATCCAAGTCTGGAAAAAACGATTCCGAGCCGTAAGTCATTCAGCAGCAAGCGTTTTTTTCGGAAGCGCCCTACTCGGGGGGGCCGTTGAAGCAGTGCGACACTGTATATTATGTTAA